AGTAAGTGATTACGGCGAGATACCTTATTGTAAAGTGAAATCTCACGATCAATTAATGGCATAAGAACAGGTTCTACTGGATCTATCTGCCCATTCAAAGGCCATGCAGGAATACGCATTAAGCGTTCACCAAACATAGTTGGATAAACTGTATTAACTTTGACAAATTGAGTTTGATGTCCAAACTCTACATATTCTTGTTTTGCATCACCGTTAAGAACTTTAATTTCGTTATTACTGTCTGGATGTTCGTAATAATCAAGAACTAAACGACCAGTTTCATCAAGATAATGATCACAAACAGTATCAATATAATTTGGATGCCAAGGATTATCGTTAGTATACTTTTTAGTAAGATAACGTGTTACCATACGTGTTAGCGTCTTTTGACGAGTAACAGGGTGTGTATCTGTTTGAATATTGATTACGTTTTCAGCTTCAAGAATAACAGGGTATGGTTTAATTGTATCACGCTCTTCGGGTGTCATTGCATCATACTGCTCAACACTTAACTCAGGATAATCAACATAAACCCAAGCACGAGATGTTTGAAGCTCTTCCCAAAGTGCAGCATCTAAAAAGTTAAACAAAGAACGACCATCTAGTGTAAAGTTGTCTTTAATCCAAGTGAAGGCATCTTCAGGAAGTTCTTCTGGTAAAACCAGTTGAGAATCCTTACGTAGCAAAGAGCTAATAAGAACTTTACAATACTGTGCAGTTAAACCTGGAAGTTCTGCTTCTGAACGATAAAAATCATATTGACGCTGTGTCATACTAGGTGAGAAAGGAATAAGTACATTAGAATAATCATGCATTAGATATTCATCATGTGCCTTAACATTTTCTTGTCCTTGTAGTACAGCACGAGACTTTTTCCACATAGGTTTTAAAGACTGATAACTATCACTAGGATCAGCTACCGACTTTTTAATATTCTTTGTTGGTTTCGTTAATTGAGCCATTACCGTTTCCTCTTATTCTTTTTATAGCCAGAGGCATAAATAGCTTTGGCTTGTTTTTCGGCTTCTTTTTTGGTTTTATAAACTTTACCAGTCTTTCCCCAACGATAGCCGCCCTTAACTTTTTGTACTGGCATTACCACTTCACCTTATCTGCCCAATAAGCAGCACTCATTTTACCTTTAGCAATATTGGTAGCATGACGAGCTTTCCAAGCTAATCTACGGGCTTTGTACTTAGCAGATTCACCTTCTTTCTTAGGAGAACCAACAGCACCTTGAGCACCAAAGCGAATTGTTTTTACTTTATCACCAACTTTAGCCACAACAATATGTGATTTAGTTGGATGATTTGGAGTACGTTTAGGCTTATTATAACCAGATACTCCTGCACGTTCTAAGCGTGAGTCTTTCTTTTTAGCCATAACGACCTCTTATTGGTTATTAATATAATTAAAATAAATAATATACTTATATACTTAAAATATATTAAAATACCCCTAGTTTATTCTTAAACGTCAGGTATTAAGTAAGGGGTGAGCGCACCCACCCCCTTTAGAGACTTTCAGGTAAACTTGAGTGTTTTTTCCTGTCTCTTTATTCTTAAACGTCAGCTATTTACATTAGTTCAAAATGAGGTCCATCTATGAAGGGTCTACGTCCTTGTGATCGACGTAAATCAATATATTTCATCATAGCGTCTTCTGCTGTTCCTGGATAAGAACGAATATCGCCCTCTGACCAAGCAGCTCCCCATTTAATAGCTACACCTAGTTCTTCTGCAGCTGCTTTCATAGCGTCACAAAGATCATCGTAAACATTTAGTTCCCAACAACCTTTTCCATCTACATAAGCCATAAGGTCTACTGCACGACCTTCTAGGTGTTTTGATTTCATTGTCTGAGACTTACCTGCTGCAACAAGTTTTTCTTGCTCTTCAACAGTACGAAGTCCATAAACAACTCCGAAGTCTACTTTAGTTAACTCAATAGCTCGTTTTACAACTGCTACTAAGTTTTCATCAACACCTTCTAATTTTCCTAAACTACGATTTGATAATTTAAAACTCATTACTTCTTCCCAAATAATCTTGTTGCGGATCTGACACCAAAGCTAGCAGCTACAATAACACCTAAAGTGTACTGATACCAGTCTGGCATTGTCTCAAGTGCAGCAAAACCATTTGCTACAATCTCTCGGCCCCAATCTCCAGTAAAAACTAACACAAGGGGGATACTAAACAGAATTGTTAGCCACTCGTCTTTCCAAGAAGACTGCGACCCTTCTGCCATAATCTTTTCCCAGTCTGCTTCACTAGTTGCCCTAGAAAGCATAATCTGTGCTTCAGCTTCAGACTTAGCAACTTTTGCTTTAGTTTCAGCAGCTTTTGTTTCAACTTTTCCATTTAACCATGTCCCCGCCAAACTTGTTAATGGTCCTATTAAAGCTTGTATCATTTATTAACTTCCTTTCCCATCCAAATGCCAAAACAACCTGTTAAGGCACCCATACAGACAGAGACTAGCCCTGCCTGTGCGTTACTGGGATCAGGTAAAGCCATAAACCAATGTACGGCTTGATAAGTTAAAATAGTTACTGCAAGCATCATTAATCGTGGAATAATTTTCCAGTCATCAATTATTGTTCTTGCCATGTTATTCTCCTAACTTTTTCTCTAGGCTTTCTATCTTAACTTGTTGCTCTTTAATAGCCTCAATAAGTAACCCTACAATGTTTCCGTAAGATACTGATAAATAGCCTTCTTCGTTTTCTTTAACAACTTCTGGTATAACTTCTTGTATATCTTGAGCAATAAGACCAATTTTATCTTTATTATTCATTTTAAAAGATACACCTTGAAGTGCTTTTACTTTATCTAAAGCATTTTCTAGATTATTGATATCTGTTTTTAAACGCCTATCTGAAGTTGTATTCAAGTCATCTGCTTCTACATCACCTGAAAATGTACCATTTACTGCAGTAATATCACCTGTAAATGTTCCATCTACTCCTGATACATTTCCTGTAAATGTTCCACCTACTCCTGAAATATTCCCACTAGCCGTTACAGTAGTAGTAGATACTCCACCGTTTGCAGTAATAAGTCCTGTAAATGTAGATGTACTTGTTACCGTTGCGGTAGCGGTTGTCAGGGCATTAACACTAGTAGATACATTTGTACTACTCAACGTAAATAATGATTTCCAACCGCTTCTGTAAATTTTTAGAACAGGGTCTGTTCCACTTGTGTCTAACCAAAGTTTACCTGCAGATACTTCAGTGGTAGGTGCCGAAGACCCTGAATGACAAGTGTTAATTGCAGCTAAACCTGCATTTAAATCGGCTGTATAAGCAAGGCCACTTTGGTTGGCGTCAATAACTAAACTCGCTGTTGACATAATTTTCTCCTTTATTGACCAATTGCTTGGTAATCTATTGTTCTTTGTACTCTAGAACCGCCGTTATAAATTGAGTAAACAAACCCAGTATTATCACGAGACGAGATTACAACCTGATCTCCTGCAAGACCTCCGATAGTCTGTATACCAACTCTAGGTGCATTTGTTCCTGTAAGTCCACCATAAAATGCTGTGGGATAAGACACAGTGACATCTGCTGAAGTACTGCTTGTACTTGTGCCTGTCTTAATAACATCCTTTTTATCGAGTGTAACATTAAGATCTGTAACAGAAACTGCGGTATTAGAATCTACAGTGTCAACTTCCAACTTAAACTTCATAGCTCTAGCTTTGTAGCTACTAACCAATAGGAATTTCCAGTCACTCCATGTTGGAGTTCCGCTGGGATCGTCGTCAGTAGTAGCAACATAAATTTTAGCAGTAGCATCCGCAAAAGGACCAACAAAACGAGGTTCATTTGCAATATTAACATAATCTGCAACATCAACTCCTGCGTTAGTAACTAACATTTTAAGGTCTGGTGTTACTCGTACAGTTACAACTTCATTTAAGTCTACTACTGAATTAAATTCATAAACCATAGATGTTTGATTGGCATCTAGATCTAATGTACCCGTACTCGAATTATAAGTACAATTTGTTTTAGCACCACTATAATTTATTGCGTCTTGGTCATATTCTTGAATAAAGTTAAATGATTCATCAACAAACGTACTAATAAACTGTGCAGGTGTTGCTGAGAAGTTTCCAAAAGCATCATAAAATCTTATAAAGAAAGTTCCAGTTAGAGTAGGAACTGTTTTGTTGGTAGTATTACCTGATAAAGAAGAAACCACGGTTGAAGCGGTGTCCCAAGTAGCAGTTCCATCAGTTGCTAAGTGAAATTTAATTTCAGAATGACCGCCATAAAGTACATCTAGGTCTGTTGGCTCATCCCAAGTTAAGTTAATTTGTCCTTCATTAATATTACCTGTAAACCCTGTTGGGCTTGCAGGATCAGCAGAAAATCCAACAATTGTTTGTTGAGCTTCAAACGTATCTCCTGCATAATTATAAACACTATAAGGAGTTATCCTAAAATCAAAAATACCTGCTCTTACATCAGGAATAGATATTTCTGGATTGTTAGTTGTACCTACTACTTGATAAGTAGATTCAGTATTTTGTTTATATTCTACTAAATAATAATAAGATAAAACACCCGTATTATCAGGAGCCCAATTTAAAAGAAGCCTGTTCTTTAGACCTGAAGCATTGTTTGTAATATACTGTTCTTCATTAATTTGCAAAGAAATAATTTCATTTGGAGCTTTTTTAACAAGTTGGTTTGTAATTTCTACAGGGTCACTTAATTGACCTAGAGGAGATTTAGCCTGTACTTTAAAATCAAAATAATCATTATTAGCTAATCCTTCAAAATTAAACAATTCAAGTTGATTATATTTAGTATTAGCTAAAAAGATATAATCGGATGCTCCATTTACACGATAAGATACGTCATAAGAAAAAGCACTGCCGTTATTGTTATCAGTCCAAGTCAAATTACCAATAACATGCTTATTATCATTATTAACAGAGCCTTCATCATAAACAAAATTTGTAGGCGCATCTACTGTAAAATCATAAGTAGGTTGCTCTGTATAAGCAATATCGTTAGCAATATTCCATGCTAAAACATTATGATCAAAAGTATAACCAGATATTTTAACACTTAAGTCTGAATTAACTTGTATTTCTTCAACTCTAACAATTTGGTCTGTTATATTATTTTGAGGAATAGTTACTTTAATAAAATCCCCAGGTTCAACTGTTAACCCAGAATTGTCAACTCTAAAAGAAATTGATTTTAGTGTTCTAGAGCGTCTTACTAGCTGCTCACAAAGAGCTTGTGCATGATAAGGATCAGTAACACCGCCCGAAGTTATAGAAGACTTAAGAGGTTGATTACCATCCTCTGCAATATAAGTGTTATAAGTACTACTATAAAGAGGAGGCCAAGAAATACTATCTTCTTTAAAATCTTCATGCTCATTAACAAAGCTTATTGTTGCTTGATTAAATCTATCTGATGCAGAAGTATAAGCAATTTTTACTTCATCTTTAAGAATATTATCCTCATTAAATACATGAGCAGGATCTACAAGCGCTTCGGCTTCTTGTTGCGTAGTAGGATATTTAAGAGATAGTTTATATTTACCAGAGGTTGTCCAGCTTAGTTCAGCTAGTCCCATTGTATAAAGCAGCTGTTCAATATTATCTCTAATAGGTGCTTCTGGGTTAATAACCATATTACATTCATACAAAGGAATATCTCTACGCTCATCATAAGATGTTTCTGCCCAAGATGTTCGTTGCCATTGATAAAAGTTTTCAGTGTCTTCTGTCTGCCAGACTTCATTTTCATAGGTTCTATCTTCAAGATTTCCTGGAAGAGACGCATAGTCTGCAACAGTATGAATAGTTTTGTGACCGTTAACTTGACCACCGATTAAGGCTTGTGTCATAACAATAGTATCGCAAACCTTTGCTGCATCGTAAAAAGATTCTAAATCAATTTCTGATTCAGGAAGCCCTCTACCAAAATTAGCATTCATTAAATAATCTAGTAAACAATAAGCAGGGTTATTACTATAACTTGATGCTGTAGACAAAGCATAAGTATAAGGATCTGCACTTGTTCCTGCACCGCTTCTTACTATTGTCTTAATCTTACGCCCTTTTACCAAAAACTCTACAGAAGGAACTCCTGCATAGTTATAATCGTCACGATTAAGTTTATATGTTGCAGAAGCATTTGCTGTACCTGTAAAAGTATTTGTAGAAGGAAAACCATTAGCAACAGCTGCAGGGTCTGCTGTACCACCATCATTATAAATTCTAAATCTATGTTGGAATTTAGATTGACTGTCGTTATAGTCTACTCCATTAACTTTAATCCACTGTACGCCCTCTATACCTTCGTGACATAGCGCATATTGTACATGTAAAAATTCGTTTTTAGAGCCACTCCCTGAAGCACCTAGCCCTTGAGATAAAACTTTACTAGCTGAAGCCTCACTACCTGAAGCATAATTATTGCTTACCTTATGTGCTGTTTCAATACCACCTAATACGTTTTTACCGTAAACAATTGGCAAAGGAGCTGCTTGACCACTAACCGTAAAGGAAAATCCTTTTCGCTTGTCAGCTTCTGCTGCCATACGAGCTTCTTGTTCCCGCATTCTGCGTTCTTGTTCAGCACGCATTTTTGCCATTTGATTTTGCTGATGAGAAATAGAAATAACAGTAACGAGAATTCTAAGAAATAATTTAAAAGCCATTATACTTTACCCCACTTTAGAGTTATTTCTCTGTTTCCATAAATTTCATCAAAAGAAGTATCATTAGTATTAACTTGATCCATACCATCTTTAGAAGTAAATCTGACATTAACTGCATCAAGGTCTGCCATAGGAGATGTACCCTCTATTACAGCAAGTTTTTCTTCCCAGTCATTTGAGATTGCAGGGCTGTCTGCTCTGCCTCTATAAACAGAAACAACATCATCTGTACCTAATAAGGGTTGGCCATTAGTGTCAACAAAACCAACTTTTACATCAATAGGTTTACCAACAACGTTAGCTTCAAACTCTGCAAACATTTCATCTAAGTCTTCTGCAATAACAATACGATAAGCTTCTCTGTCAACTACAGAAGAAAATTTAGGTTCATCTATTTCAAATAAACCACCATCTGCTGTATAAGTATTTCCATCATAAATTAAATTAGAACGATAACTAGTCAGCCTATAAGTACTTGTAAATTCTAAAGTAATTAAGAAAAAGTATTCTATATTACCACTATCAATTAATGTTTGAACTGCACTAGAAAAGACTCTCATTTTAAATTGCCTCTAATAGTGTAATTGTTCCTGGATTTGCTAAAACACCATCTGTAAAGGTAATTCCTGTTTGGTTATTAATATCTTTGTAGTAAGAAAATACTACAGAGTCACCTGTCAGCAGTTGAGATCCTAAATTAACATTTTGAGTTAGTTTTGGATAAATACTAACAACAACTTCTCCAGTATTAGAACTAAATGTAGAATCTGAAGTAACAATGTGTAATTTATCAGAAGTATTAAACTTAATAAAATAACCTTTTGGAATAGTCCCTGAATTTGTTATTGTATCACTTATATTAACTGTTGTTGAATTTGCTAATGCTGTAGCTGATACAGTAGCTGGTCCTGAAAAGGAAAATCGATCTACTACAGAAGTCATTTGAGGCATAATCATAGTTTCTGAATTTAAATTATCAACACCTGCTAGTAATGTTTCTTCTATATTATTGTCTGTAGGTTGGATATTAAAGCTTAATTCCCAACGCTGATGTCCTTGTGAAGCTCTTCGAGTCTTAAGAGACACTGTTGTCATATCAAACATAGGTTCATTCGATACAATACTAACAGGAGCTAATATCTGTGAATTTTTATAATAATAAACTGCCATAATTTATTCCCTTATTGGCCTGACGATTAAAGGAAAATTAAGTTCTAAGAACATTTTTTGAGTAGCTCTTACAACACCTTTATCGCCTCGTGCTGTTACCCAATGGCTTTTGTCAGCTATTAAAGCGGAGATATTTCCGTCATTCATAATCTGATAAGCAACATCACCAATTTTGGGTTTTTTATTTTTAACAATTTTGTAGTTAGTGTAATCTGCAAAGATTTCGTAACTTCTAAATAACTTTTTTATTTGTAATTCCCAAGATATAGGGCTATCATAGCTGATTTCTAAATCTTTTAACTTAGAGTCATTTCCTCTTAAGAATAAATCATAATTAGAAACAAACTGCCAACAATCGTTATAGCCCCATATCTCTTTACTTTTTCGGGAATTTAATTCATCTTTCGCCTTTTCTAGCGCAATAATTCTTTCTTCTTCCGAATAATATTCTGTCATAAGATTCTCTATATTTTCTGTGCTATAAACATCCTTACAAGATCTGCTACAATATCGCTACGAACAATATCATCAACGGAAAATTCTACAACAGGTAAACTAATTCCTGTTTGTTTAATTAAGCTGCAAAATCTCATAAGATCCTTACCTTCTTTTACATCCGATTGAGCAGGATCACCCATAAGTATTAACTTAGAGTTTTCACCCAAGCGTGTACTAATAGCTTTTAGCTCATCCATGTTTAAATTTTGAGCTTCATCAACTAAAACAAGAGCGTTCTCGTAAGAACGCCCTCTAATAGTCTCAATCGGTTGTATTTCAATCTCACCTTTATTTATCATATACTGATATTTGGCTTTGCCAAAAGCTTTTTCTAAAACTTCTAACATTGGTAATAACCAAGGAGTCATCTTTTCTTGAATACTTCCAGGAAAGTGTCCAAGGCTTTTACCTGTAGGAACGTTAGCACGAGTTAATACAATTTTATCGTATTTACCTTGAAGATATAACTGTGCTACAGTTCCTGCACTACAATAAGTTTTTCCTGTTCCTGCACAACCAATTGTAACAGTAATAGGATACACTTTAATACTTCTTATAAGTTTATCTTGTTTTTCATTTTTAGGTATTACATGAAATCCAAGACGATGAACGTTATTTTTAGTAGCGTAGCGAGATTTTCTTTTTGACATTAATAGTCCTTGTTTTAAGGTTTAGTGGGCCATGTTACTGTAACAGGAAACCCTTCTTGCTGTGGTACATCACGCAAAGCCTGACGGTAATCTGTCTCAGCTTGGGTCATCGTGCGGTCACTTACAGCCCACCAATCGGTTTCTGCTAGGAGAGTGTTACGTTTTTCTCTTGCTTCTTCTGTACTAAGGCTGTAAGAGCCATCATCATTATATACACGTTCAGTCATTTTATTATAATCCCTTATAGCGTTGTAGTAAATGTTGCGCCGTTACCACATACGACCAGATTACCACCGCCTGTTGCCATAGCATTAACAGTAGCACCACCAGTTGGTGAGAAGTTTGCGGCCCAGTATTCACCAGTAGGGGATGTGTAAATATAGTTAGTAGCAATAGCTATATACTGGCTATTAGCAGAATCCCATACAACTTTATTAGTACCGCTCGGTACAGACATACTACTCTGTACTTGATAACCATTTGAGTTAGAAACATGGTAAAAATAGTAGTCACTACCAAAAGCTAAATCAGTTGAACTATTTATTGTTTTTACAAAGGCGTTACTATCCTGTTGCGGCCCACTATAAGAGGGGTTAAACGTAGGAGAGCCAAGAGGGTTTTGTATTTGAAAACCACCTACAACAACTTGGTTGGTGTTATAACCTGAATAGTGTCCATAGCCGAAGTTACCCATACTTTGTGAGCCACCTCCATACCAAGTACTGCCTTGGTTGTCACTATAAGATATACCCCAAGTCCCATAAGAACCTGTCCAACCATGCCCAGCAATAAAGCGGCCATCTGTTCTAGAACCTGTGTTTACACCGCTACCCCATACGTAACCAATACCTTGGACACCACCCCATCCACTATATAGAGCACGGTACGTCCAGTTCCCTGAACTTGTTGGGTTGCTTGCAATGTACATATGCCTACTGCTAAAGAGAATCCATTTTTGCGCTGCTTCATACCATCTTAGCTTGTTAGTGTAATAGGTATTAGATGCTGCTGATGGCAATGTATATGAAGACCAGCTAGTTCCATTTGATGAGTAGTAAACAGTGTAAGGGTTTGTTGTTTGATCTAGCATTACAAAGTAACCATTACCATACTGAAGGTTGGAAAAGGCCTTTGACAATGTTGCTTCGAACTGTAACCCTGACGCTATTGAAATATCACCAGAGCCTAAAAGACTGTTACCGCCTACGGTCTTTAAACCTCCTACGCTGCTTGTTAGGTTTTGACTGTTATCTATGACGGTTACACCGCCTACTTGTATAGCCATCTTCGTATCTCCTTATACTATTAGCTATTGATTTGTTCTTTAAGAGCATTAATTTGCTCTTGTTGTTCTTTAATTGCTTCTACAAGATGACCAATAAGTCCAATGTAATTAACAGACTTAATTCCATCATCATCGTTTGTATTAACCAAGTCTGGCAAAATAGGTTCTACTTGCTGTGCAATAAACCCTGAAGCTTTAGTTCCAGTATCTTTCCAATTAAAAGACACGCCGTTTAGTTTACAAATATCACTTAAGGCATTTTCAATTGGATTAATGTTTTCTTTAAGACGCTCATCTGAAGTACTGTTTAAGTCACCACTTACAAGAACGTGTGGTGAGCTATTCTTAACTTCTAAACGCTCTGAGCCTCCCACAACAACACGCCACTGATCTCCTGCATGATACTGAGTATAAGTGTTAGTATCACCATAAGAGTAAATTGCACCATCAACATAAAGGTTAGAAAATGTTGGGCTGTTATTTGTATTAAGAGACTGGTTGGCAGTAAAGGTTGTATACCCTGCACCATTAGTTAGCTGGTTGTTGTTTGTGATGTAGTTAGCGTTTGTTGCACCAGTATACCCAAGGTCAGCTAGGGTAAGGACACGTGTACCCATGCTAGTGATAACACCATCTGTAACGTAGATGTTATCAATGATGGTAGAGCCTGATGTATTGATGTCAGTGTCTGTACCAATGATAGTGTTGTAAGTACCAGCTGCTTGTGCGCCTACGTCAGAATAAGAAAGTGTCTTAGAAGCTAGCCCTGTTACATGACCATAAGTATCAAGTGTTACGTCTTGTATTACAGTCGCACCACTATTATTAACGGAAGACTGACTAGAAGTGTCATCATGGCTTATGCTTATCGTTGTGTTGCCACTTTGATTAGCCGTGAATGTACCACTGCCACCAAGCGCACCTGTACCTTCAACAGTTAAGGTTCCGTTACCCACTGAAACTGTTCCAGTTCCAATAGACTGAACGTGTCCATAGGTATCAAATGTGATATCTTGAATGAACGTGTTACCACTATTGTTACTATCCGTTACCGAACTTGTATCAGCGTGGCTTAGAGTTACGTTACCTGTACCACCACCAGAAAGACCGCTTCCTGCTGTAATAGTCTGGTCATCTTTAGCGCTTGTTTCAATGCCATTAAGCTTCGTTAATAAAGCATCAGTAAAAGCATTTGTATTAGAATTACTTTCATAAGCTATCTTAATTTCACTTGCTGTTTGGTCTCCAGTTGCACCTGATTCAATGCCGTTAAGTTTAGTATGATCTGCGTCTGTAAAGACATTACTATCAGTTGCACTTTCGACAAGAGCACGGATTTCACTGGCAGTTTGATCACCAGTTGCACCGCTTTCAATGCTATCTAGCTTTGATCCATCGCTTGCTACGTCACGACCATCTACTGTTCCTGTAACTGTAATATTGTTAAAAGTTACGTTAGAAGATGTTGCTACGTCTTGTCCAATAGAGAATACAGTACCATCAAGTGTTATACCTGTTCCTGCAGTATAAACCGCAGTTTCAGCAATAACTGTAAATGTAATAGCAGTAGTACCAAAAGTAATAGTTCCTGCTGTATTCATCACATAGAGTTCACCAGCACCTGTATCACCCTCTTTAACAAAGAAAGCGTCACCTTCACCAAAAGCTTCTGGATCAGATGTGCCATAGCTATCGGCATCTGTGGCACGAGTAAGTACCCAGTTAGTAGAACCTGATCCTACATTAGTAACTGTATAAACACCATTGTGTGCTGCGTTAGTTTGGTTATACACCAATACACGATCAGCAGAGTTTAATGTTACACCATCAATCACTAGTGCAGCTTGTGTACCTGCATTAGTAAGTGTAGCACCTACACCAGAAGAACCGTTGTTATATGTAGCATTTAAGTTACTTGGTGATTCAACACGTACAGGATCATGGTAGTGAATACCTGCTGCTGCAATAGTATCAACATACTCTTTTGTTGCTGCATGTAAAGCATTAGTAGGGTCTGCATGTAAAGTTAAAAACCCACTCATAGTGTCGCCTGAACGACTAACTTGAGTTGTAAGATCTACAGTTGACCAAGTATAGTCACTTCCACTCCACTCAAGATATTGTCCTGAAGAAGCGCCAGAAACATTAATATGTGCGTCTACTAAAGGTTCAACATTGGCTGCATCTGTTACGTCTGCACTCGCCTCAATACCTGCTAACTTAGTTTTCTCAGAATCAGTAAATGCATTTGTATCTGCCTCAGATTCATAGGCAGTCTTTATTTCTGCACCTGTTTGATCCGCAGTAGCTCCTGCCTCGATACCATCTAGTTTTGCACCATCTACTGATACATCACGACCATCTACATTACCTGCTGTGATAATCCCTGCAAAAGTAGGAGTATCAGTGGTAGCAACACCTTGATCAAGAGCTTTGACAGAAGCTTCAGATGTTAGCTCAGAGTCCATTACGGCCCCTGCTGCTTCAACATTAGTTGCGTCTGTAACATCCGCTAAGGCTTCAATACCTGATAGCTTAGTCTTTTCAGCATCTGTAAAGGCATTTGTGTCAGCTTCACCTTCATAAGCAGTTTTAATCTCTGCGCCCGTTTGATCTGCAGTAGCTCCTGTTTCAATACCTGCTAGTTTAGTAAACTGAGCATCAGTGAAAGCATTAGCTTCTGCCTCATAAAGAGCCTTTATTTCAGAACCTGTTTGGTCTGCTGTGGCATTAGCTTCAATGCCAGAAAGTTTAGTTTGTTCTGCATCTGTAAAAGCATTTGTGTCTGAGTTATTTTCATATGCTGTTTTAATATCAGAGTCAGATCTTGGAATCGGGAAGCCACCTGCAGTAGAACCGTCATGTACAACGAGGGTATCTTTATCTGTGTCTACGGTTACTTCACGAACTGCACCCGTAAAAGTTGAGTGCTCAGTGGTAGTCCCACCACGAAGTTGTAATAATTTACTCATTTTTATAGACCTCCAAAGTCTAGCTGAAGGTTAGAACCAGAAATGGTACCTACGTTTGTCATATCATTATCTTGAGCATCTAGTGTGCCACCTAGTTGGGGCGTTGTATCGCTAACAATATCAGAAATACCTGCTGAAATCGAAGCAAATACACTACCTGTATAAAACTTTAGTGTATTGGCTACACTATCATACCACAAATCTCCTGGAGAAGGACTACTAGGAGCTGTTGCTGAAATAACATATTGTGTAGCATAACGATTAATGTCGCTCATATAAGGCGCAATTGTATTTACACTAACGATATTTGTCCCAACGGTATTAACATCTGTTATAGAAGCTGCAACGGTAGTAACGTCACTAATATCTGTAGCCACCGCAGTTACATCTGCAATAGCGTCTCCAACAACAGTAATTGAGCTTCCGCTACCTGTTGTAACAGTATCAGTAATTGATCCTAGATCTTCTGAATAAACCAGATCTCCTGCTACAATATTAATAGCAGTCTGATCTGCTGCAGAAGGTGCTGTTGCTTGCCATACACTATTAGTAGTATTATAAGCTCTTAGCTCATTGTTAGTTGTATTCCACCACAGATCACCACTATCCAAAGAAGTTGTAGGTGCTGATGCTGAAATACGATACTTATTAGCAAAGCTATTAACGTCACCAATGTTAGTTGCAACAGTATTAATATTAGTAGAATTTCCTGCAACTGAAGTTACGTCTGATGAAATCCCTGCTACTGTAGTAACATTACTTGATATTGTTGAAACAGTATTTACATCTGTTGAAACACCTGCTACTGTAGAAATGTCTGCTTCATTAGCAGAGACACTAGTTACATCAGCGGAAATCCCCGAAACAATAGAAACATCAGAACTAATTCCTGAAACAGTTGTTACATCAGAAGAAATACCTGAAACGGTATTAATAGCTGTTTGATCACTGCTTGTAGGTGTTGTACGCAACCAAGAAGTTGTACCTAAGTCGTACACCTTCATAATGTTATTAGTTGTATCAAAGTACAAGGCACCGTCAATAAGAGCGTCACCGTCATTATCAAGAGTAGGATCAGAAGCTTTTGCGCCTAAGTAACGATCATCAAAGCTATCATAACTAGCTGCTGCTGCTGCCGCTGAAGCCGCTGCATTACTTTCTGAGGCAGCTGCATTAGTTTCCGAAGTACTTGCATTAGATTCTGAAGTAGCCGCAGCAGACTCACTTGCAGCTGCGTTTGATTCAGAACTTGCTGCCGCTGTTTCGGAAGATGCTGCCGCAGTAGCCGAAGCTGCCGCCGCCGTTGCACTAGAAGCTGCCGCTGAAGCACTGTTGGAAGCACTTGTTGAAGGTGCAACCCAAGCAGAACCACTAAAGACCTTTAGTTCATTAGTTGTTGTATTGTAATAGAACGTACCAGTAACTAAAGCATTACCATCATTATCAACTACTGGATCTGAACTCTTATTACCTAAGTAACGATCGTCAAAGTTATCATAAATAGTTTGTACTTGAGACAAAGCTGTAGCTGCATTACTTTCACTAGTTGCAGCATTAGTCGCCGAAGTAGCAGCGTTAGTTGCACTTGTAGACGCACTTGATTGGGAGTTTGCTGCGTTAGCTTCTGATACAGCCGCTGCAGAAGCAGAAGCCGAGGCATTACCTTCAGAGGTTGCTGCATCGTTAGCATAAGATAGTGCATTGCCTTCTGCTGTTGAGGCGTTACTTTCGGAAGTCGCCGCATTTGACTCAGAAGTAGCTGCGTTAGTTGCACTTGTAGCCGCCGCTGTAGCACTATTTGCGGCTGCTGTTTCAGAAGTAGCTGCGTTTAACTCAGAAGCAGCTGCATTAGTCTCAGAAGTCGAAGCGTTAGCTGCAGAAGTAGCTGCATTTGTTTCTGATGTAGCTGCATTAGTCTCAGAAGTCGATGCATTTGTTTCTGAAGTGGCTGATGCAGTTTGGGATGCAAGAGCATTAGCTTCAGAGGTTGCCGCATTAGTCTCAGAGGTAGCCGCATTGGTTTCTGAAGTAGATGCATTAGTCTCTGCTAGTTCTGCTGCTGTCTGAGCTGTTTCTGCCGCTGTCTGAGCCGCTTGTGCTTCTGATACTGGATATTCCCAGGCTGTGCCATTGTATACACCAAGGCTACTACTTGTAGTATCAAAGTAAATAGCTCCTGTTAAAAGGGCATCACCGTCATTGTCTACTGTAGGTGCTGAAGTTTTATGGCCTAAGTAACGATCATCAAAACTATCATAAAGAGCTTCTGTAGCTGCAATATAAGTTGAACCGCCAACATTAGTTGTTGAAACAACATTCCCCGCAGAATTTGAAATAACAACAATAAGATCACCATCTTCATTCATTGTTACACTAGTAACAGAATCACCTTTGCTGCCTTGCCCACCTGTTCGGGCTAGACTTGCTTGGTATTGCTGTTGATTAATCGTAAGATCATATGCCATCTTATGTAGCCTCCGTAGGTGAGTAACAAACCTCTAACAGACCTCTAATTGGTTTCCAAATTTGTTGTGCATCCCCTGTACCAGTATCGGCAATTTTTAAACCAATAAAACCATAGATAGGTTGATCTGGTTCTGGGGTTGTTGACCAAGTATCAATAACAGTTGATGGAATTACAATATCAAATTGATTATCTGTCGGGTCATCATCTACGATTGGAAGCGTAATAACTGCTCCTGCAGGTTGTGGGTCTGTAGGTTTTTCCCCTGAGCCTTGGATGTTAGCTGCTTCCACTACTTTTGCTGTAATTGTATAGCCAGAAAGGTTAGTTAACCAGCTAGCTACTATGTCTAGACGAGTTTGCTCGCCATGTATTACAGAGACTAGTACAGCACCGTCATCTGTAATTAGGTCTTGTGAACCAGACGTTATTTTAGAACGTGGCATAGTATTTCCTCCTGCCGATCCTCAGATGGGCTTAAGTGTTATTATTGTTATTATTTCCGCACTATTCTTAATACTATAAAAAGAAGGGAGCATAAGCCCCCTTGCTTTGTTTTTATTATGGTTTAGCGAATTCCGCCACCTGTACGGCCTGTACCACGGCGTGAAGTACGCCCCATTGCAGTACGAGCACGAGCTATTGCTGATGAAACTGTATTTGTTGCACGGTTCTTGCCTTTGCGTGCCTGTGCTGAAGCTCTACGAGCTTTTGCCAAAGCTGCTCGGCGAGCAGAAGTAAACTGAAATTTAACTTTACCCACTGCACGTTTAGCTTTCATTAGCTTTGCGCCACGAGCTTTCTTACGTGCCATACGAGCACGCATTCCTGCAACACCTTCAGTTCCTACTGAGGTTCTGTTACGAGCTGCTGATTTTGCTTTACCATAGGCACGACCAATTGCGTTGCCAATGCGGGACTGTGACCCCATTTTACGTTTTGCCATTTGTTTATTCCTTTATTAATAAATATTTAACGATTTTGTTTGCGCATTTGTCTTGCTTTAGCAAGTGCTCTTTTACGAGCTGGTGTAAATACATATTTTTTACGCATACCTGATGCTGCTATAAACTTACCACTACGAAGCTGACCAGTTCTTTGAATACCAAGACCTGTCTTCTTAGCAATAGTTCCAAAAGTTTTTGCTCTGTTAGAAGCCTTAACTCGCTTAGATGCATTTTGTGCATTAATACGTTTACGCATTTGTGCAGTAGTTTCTTTGCCGTATTTTTTACGAGCAATACGAGTCTTTACTGCACCAACTACACGACCCGCTGTAGCACCAAATAAACCTTTTCTAGTACGAGACTTTGTGCCTGTACGAGCCTTGACATTTCTTTTAATGCCTTTAGGTGCGCCCGCCGCCATACCTGCTAGAGTTGCATACCCTAAGGTCATTTGATTTGCAACATTGCTTAGAGAAAGGCTGCCACGTCTACCAGATACTGTTTTACGTAAAACACCTTTTACTTTTGCTCTATCACGGTAATCACTAACATCAAATCCTGCTTTCTTTAAAGTTTTGTCAATAGTACCTGATGTTATTCCTTTACCTACGTTATAAAACAAGCTAGTGTTTACTTTAGCCTGATTGTAACGTCTAAGAAGTTTGCTTTTCAGCCGATCTATAGAGTCGCCCTGCTTATAAGCACGTTTGCCACCACGACCGCCTTTGTAGCGAGAGGCAATTTCTTGCTTTTGAACACTTTTAAGATATTTATTAATAGAATTAACTGTGGTTGGGGAAATCTTCTTTAATGGTTTGTCTGCCATTATTTTATTCCTTCTTTGCTGTGTTATTAGAAATTAAAGCCACGCTTAACGACTTTAGTTCCTGCTCTGATTGGATATAGATATTCTACTGCATAGCGCAGTGCATCTGTCCAATGTTCAATACCTTCTTTTTTATCAATCGTGGCACTATCTGGGTTAGACTCTACCCACTGTGTACGCTCTAGAGACTTAATGGTATTAACACACTTAGGATGAACTAGCATGTCAATATCACCATTGGCGTTCTTAAACTTTTTATTCACAGCTGCTACTGAGTCTACAATCGGTGGAGCTTTTGTATGTGCTCTGGTAAATATACCGTGTGTCTCTAGGATCCTGAAATCAGTAACACCGACAGCAGCTGAAGTTTTTCTCGCCCTCCCAGCAGGATCAGGATAAGAAATGATACGATGATCATTATACTTTTCCTTAAGCGCTCTTGCTAGGGTTTCAGTATCGGGGTGTCCTTGCATCTCATCCAGTATTTGGATTTGATTTCCCCGAATAGCAAAGATAACTGAGGCCATGATTCCAACGTTAAAGTCAATAGCGACATGAACGTCTTCACCTTCCTCAAAATTTTGAAGTGTATTGTCAATATGCTCTTTACGATTAAACGTATAAAACACATTATTACCTGAATCTTCAAAGCTTGCAGTATATTCTCTAGCAAACTTTAAGGGGTCCAGTGTTAGTTTTACCCTTTCAATCTCCTCTTCATCTAAGAAAGGAGAATCTTTATATGTGTATGTATAACTTTTCCAGTCATCATCATAATCTTGTCTGTTATACATCTCATAAAAATAATCATAACCACTGGGAGTACTAATAATAAGTGCTCGACCAGAGTTAGCGTTAAACTTTTTAGCGTTCATAGGAGACCAACGAGTAGCAACACAAGGTTGTATAATTGATTCCCATGACTCTTTAAGGTTCATACCAGCACCCTTCCAAGAAGTAACCTCATCGGCTACTATGAAATACTGACCTGTACCCCGCATACGTTGTGA